AAGATTATCGAATTACCAGTGATTCTAGAAACATTGTCTTATCGAAGGTAAGACGAGATGAGGAAGGAAACATTCGCTACACCGAAGCAAAAGAAGAATCACGAGCAGATATCGGATACTTTCAAACGGTCTCATCGTGTTTAAAGGCGATACAACGCGATTACGTGTTAAGTGAAGAAAGAACGATAAAAAGTATTATCGAGTACAAAAAAGCGTTAGAAAACATCACTAGACAGTTTGAACAGGCATGTGAGATTGAGGAGGAGAAATAATGGACGAACTAATCACAAAAGTAGAGCAGTGGGCTAAAGATAAGGGATTGGATCAAGCTGATTCCAGCAAGCAAATGTTAAAAACGATCGAAGAGATTGGGGAAGTTGCCGCTTCTCTAGCTAGAAAAGATGAACATGGTTTAAGAGACGGAATTGGAGACGTAGTAGTAACCTTGATTATTTTAGCTATGCAAAATGATATGGATTTGTACGAGTGTCTGAACCAAGCATACAACGAAATCAAAGGACGCACAGGGAAAATGGTCGATGGTATATTCGTGAAGTTGAGTGACTTGGAGGAAAGCAAATGAAAAACTATGATCCAAATATACGACGGGGCACGCATACTATTAAAGTTTCTTTTCAACAGTGGGATTACAAAGGCTTTATTACGTTTAGCAGAGGCGGAAATTGTAAAGGACTAGATGTTTTAGCACTAGACGAGGATGATTTATACGATCAAACATTGACAGATAATCCAATTGGATTCGGATTGCTTTCTGCAGATGATGAAGGCAATGAATGGTTCAAGATGACGCTTAAAAATGACAAAGATGATGTATTAGAAGTTGAAGATGAATGGAGTTACCTTGCCAGCTATATCGTCGGCATTGAGATTATTGATTTTATCGAGGAGGAACAGTCGGAATATATATCAATTGAATGGGGAGAAGCAGAATGAACAACAGACACCGCAGGTTAACAAAACTAAGAAAACAAGAACTGAATGCACTAAAGGCAAAGTTTGAAAAAGAATACGGAGTTTCTGTAGAAGAAACATATAAAGTGGCAAGTCAATGTGTTGCAGATGCAAGTGAGGCTATTCGTAAGTTTGGGATTTCGATATTAAATGATGATCGTAAATGGGAGGAAAAAAGATGAAACTAAAAGACGGATTTTACTCCAGCAGCCACGGCATCGGCGGTTTAATGCTGGATATGCCGACAAAGAACCCTAAAACACGTAAGAAACCAAAAGTCAAAGTCGGTGACATGGTCCGCTGTGAAGCAGAGGAGTTCATCTATCCGTTTCGTGGATATGTAGAGCATCTCTATAATCACTCAGCAATCATTCGTATTGAAAACACGATGGAATGTGATAAGTGGTTAGCGAAAAGTAAAGAGAATTTAGCAGTGGTGAGATTGGTGGATATTGAACTAATCAATGACAAATAAAAAAGCCGGATCGCTCCGACTGATGTAATAAATCCGACAAGTTTATTATATCACATAAAAGGAGCGGTTTGACTTGATGCAATTGTTACGAGAGGTAGATTTCAAACAGACAAGATGTAATGCGAGAGATGTGCTGAAGAACTTTCGGCGTTTGGAGCGGATGGCAGGTCGCTCTTTGATAGATATTAAGTCGCCGATTATTACGGATATGCCGAAGGCACCGAAGCACGGCAATAAGGCAGAAGACGCGATCATTCAGATGATGGATATAGAAGCGGAGAGAGACGCGATTTTAGCGGCTTTGATGGCTCTTAGTCTGATTAGCCGTCAGATACTCTACTACAGCTTCTGTGACGTAAATAAGCACTCTAATTATGAGATAGGGCAATTGATACGAGGATACGGAGAAAAGAATGTAGAGAAGCTGAAATCCATCGCATTGATCGAATTTGCAGAAGCATACAAAAAAGGTGTGTTAGTTCAGTATCGTTGATTTTGTAGGGTTTTTGTAGGGATAGTGTAGGGTTTTTGAGCGGTTTAACGTGATATTATGATAGTGTCGAAAGATTAGGAAATAGGACTTCGGCAAAATAAAATGCAAGGGAGGAAATCTCCCTCATCGTTTTAAATTAAGCTTCGATAGACAGCAGCGGAAATATTAAGAATAAGGATGTGAATTTCAACTCCTTCTAAATTGTTCTTATTATCTATCATCTGTTGCTGTCTATTATTTATTATTGACGGGAACTTAAGTTCGTGATATTTTATTACCATAATCCTTATGATTATATCTGCTAGAAAAGAAGTTTTAGAAAGCGATTGTTTTCTAAACTTCTTTTTGATTTAATTAATGTAGCAGATATAAGTTGATAAGGAGAGTTCTTATGGATAAAACAACTGAATTAAAACCAATTGAACATGATGAATATATTTCTTTGAGAGTATCAGGGAATCAAATGACAAAAAGTGAAGGTTATAAACTAGAATATGTTTTAACATCGCTTAACTCTACTGAAAGTATGATAAAGAAGTCATATTTACATATAAAAGGTGGAACGAGATTTACAAAAGAAGATAAACAATATCTTGATTTAAAAATAATGGAATTTAAAGAAGGATCTTTAATTTATGATTTAATGGCTGTCTATAGCGATGTAATAATTCCAACAATCCCAGTGATTGCTGGAAATAAAGAATTAATATGGAGCTCAATTAAGGCGTCGTACGAGTTTTTAAAAACAAAAATATCTGCAGCTAAGGAGGGCAAGGAGTTGGTAGTTAGTCAAACAACTGATACTGGTGGAGCAAATGTTTCTATACAAAATATCACTGATAGTACTGTTGAAGTTAATATTTATCCTGGAATTGATAAATTAGCTAATAATTTAGCGCCAGATTTCTATAACTTAGCGAAAAAAGTAGACGGAGAACAATTGGAATCAATAGAATTTACTAATACAGTTAATAATGAACAAATATATCTAACAACTGAAGACAGAGAACTATTTTCAAAAAGTACTTATACGGAAGATAGTATAGTCAAAGTATCTGGAAAGGTTTATGGTAGTGACTATATAAGTAAAACTGGTAAGATCGAAATTATAGAGACTTCTGATCCAAATCTAGTTTGTGGTAAAACATACCCTTTTAAAGGAGAAAATAAATTAGGTACGGAAGGCACATGGAAACAGATGTATCTAGAAAAGCAGACTTATTTTTGTAAAAAAAGAATAGAAATCAATACTACTAAAGATCCAATTATAAATGTTTTAGAACTAATAATTGTGGGCATAGATAACCAAGTGGAGAATGTAGAATTGGTATAAAAAGATCACTCTTTGAGTGGTCTTTTTATTTTGGAAGGGGAGTAAACAAATGAACGAAAACCAATTAAGAGAGTTGTTTAAAACGAATGAAGCAAACAAAACAATGGAGGCGACATTCTACGAAACTCAAAAAAGCTTAGCGTTAATCGCAAAACAAGCTAAGTATTTCTACGATCAGCTTATTCTGCAAGGATTTAATGAAGGACAGGCTATGGAATTTATGATGCGAACCTTTTCTGCCAGTAACCAACAGAAAGAGTGATACGTAATGAGGAACTACTGGTATGTATCATTATCAAATAAATATCCGCAACCAAACGCAGATGATCCAATTAGAGTTGTCCAATCAGTCCAGATTAAAAAGAAATACTCCATTGTTGAAATGACCAGAGAATCTACGCCAAATGAAATTGATAAATGCAAACTTATTTATTGCGGTCATGGTTTCTTTGATGAACCAAACATTCAAAATAATATTAACAAGAATTTGAGGGATTAGAATGCAAGAAATGGCTTAAAAATCTCCAATCAGGACAAATTAAGTTAGACAAAGTTTCAGATTTAAAGATATTGATAATGATTAACAAATATGACTTGTCTCCTGATATACTTAAATAAAATATATTAGGAGTGAAATACTATGGGTGACGGAGCATGGGGATTTTTAGGCGTTATTTTCTCAGTTATTGTAAGTTGGTGTATAGCACACAAAAATTTGAAGAATACTGTAAAACAAAATCAGCAAAATAGAAAAATTCAAGAAAAACTTGAAAAAAACCAAAGAGATTTTCAGAACAGTATAAATAAAAGTCGAATAGAATTTGAAAGGGAAATGACTCAAAAACAAATAGATGCCAATTTAAAAGCAAAAGCAAGAATAGAGTGGATAAGCGAAGTCAGAAGGTTGGTTTCTGAATATTTAGTAGTAATTCATAAAGTTGGAGAATTGTTATTTTTGCTGAAGGAAAATAATATTAAAAAAAAGCAGGAAATAAGGAGAAATCAAAGTACACTTGGGAAAGATTCGAGAGAAATCCTTGAAAGCAATAAACAATACGCAATAGAAACGGATCTCAACGAAAAAGAACGAAAGAAACTACTATCAGAACTCGAAAATCAGAAATATAAAGCTTTAGCTATTTCAGAACAATTAGTATTGTACTTTTCTAATCAAAAAGAGCATGAAAAAATTAGAAAAAGCTTGAACGATATCAAGGGAATAATTATAGATATATACAATAAAGCTTATGGACCGGATATTAGTGAGACTTATTATGATGAAAAAAGTCCAATTCTAAATGAAAATTCCGAAGAATTAAGTGAAGAAATTGGTAAATATTTAAAAATAGAATGGGACAGAGCGAAAAAAGGCGAATAGAAAAACAAAACTCAACCTAAATAGATTGTGAGGTGGTGTGTATTGAATGGCAAGAAAACGAGATCCAAGGCGTGATGAAGCCAAGAAAATTTGGTTAGAATCTAACGGAGAAAAGCAGTTAAAAGAAATTGCATCTGAATTAAATGTTTCAGATTCTCAAATTAGAAAATGGAAATCGCAAGACAAATGGAGCGCTGAATTGAAAAGTAACGTTACCAATGGCAAAAGTAACGTTACTAATCAAGGTGGCGCTCCTATTGGTAATCAAAATGCTAAAGGTAACAAAGGAAACAGCAGAGCATCACCACCTAAGAGAAACAAGAATGCTTTGAAAACAGGCGAATATGAAACAATATTCTTTGACACGTTAAGCGATGACGAAAAGGACATCTATTCAAGTTTGGATGATGATCCTTCTTTTGTTTTGTCTGAGGAAATACGGTTGTTAAAGATACGCCAGTTACGAATGATGAAACGGATAAAAGAAGCCGAGTCAGGTTTAAACGATGAAGAGGTTGATCGCCTGCAACAAATGCGAAAGATTAAAACGCCAATCGAAAAGGATGGTAAAAAGCTAGAAATCAAGCGTGAGGTTATGCAAGACGTACAGGTCTCAAGAAAGACTTATCGAAAAATAGATGACATTTTGTCTATTGAAGATGCGCTTACTAGAATCAGCAACCAATTAACGAAGGCAATCAAGCAGCTTAATGCATTAGCTACAGAGGAATCAAGAAACAAAGTATACAACAACCAAGCGAATAAGCTTGAAGTTGAAATTGATATGCTGAAACTAAAAGCTGATTTGTTACGCAGTGATTCTGAAAAATCTACCGAAGAAAAACTTGATGAGTTGTTAGAAAAGATTAGTGGTGAATTAGATGGCACTAGTTGATATTTATAACCCAAAGCAAATCGACGTGTTAAAAAAAACCATTAAGAATGATTGGTTCATTACTTTATTACATGGAGCAAAACGTTCTGGGAAAACAAAAATAAACAATGATTTGTTCTTGTTTGAATTGCGACGTGTGCGAAAGATTGCCGATGAAGAAGACATTAAGGAACCAATGTATATCCTAGCAGGAGTTTCAAGTGCAACAATCCAAAAGAACATCTTACAGGAACTATACAACATGTACAGCATAGAACCTAAATTCGATAAACATGGAAACTTTAAGTTATTTGGCGTTAAGGTCGTACAAGCTTATACAGGAAACATTGGCGGTGTTGGTGCAATTCGTGGTATGACGGCATATGGCGCTTATATCAATGAGGCATCACTAGCTAGACAAGAAGTATTTGCTGAAATCGTTTCACGTTGTTCAGGAACAGGAGCGAGAATCCTAGCTGACACAAACCCTGACAACCCGGAACACTGGCTGAAGAAAGAGTATATCGACAATTCAAGTAAAAACATTCAATCGTTCCACTTTGAATTGGATGATAATACTTTTTTATCTGAACGCTATAGAAATAATATTAAAGAATCAACACCAAGCGGCATGTTTTATGATCGTGATATCAAAGGTTTATGGGTTTCTGCAGAAGGTGTCGTTTATCGTGATTTTGATGCTAGCAAGCACTACATCCAGTCAAAAGACTTACCACCTTTGAGCAACTTTTATTGTGGTGTTGACTGGGGATATGAACACTGGGGTTCAATCGTAGTTATAGGTGAAACGGATGACGGAACAGCTTATTTAATCGAAGAACATGCTACTCAATTTGAAGAGATTGATTATTGGGTAGATGTAGCAAAAGGCATTCAAGAGCGTTACGGCTTACGAGTGCCTTTTTATTGTGACTCTGCGAGACCGGAGCATGTGGCTAGATTTGTAAGAGAAAAAATTAATGCTAAAAATGCTCATAAAGCACGGTTATCTGGAGTTGAGGAAGTCGCCAAGAGATTTAAACAAGATAAATTGTTTATCTGTCAAGATAGAGTGATGAAATTTCGGGATGAAATTTATCAATACATTTGGGACAAGAAAAAAGGCGAGCCAATAAAAGAATATGATGATGTGCTAGACTCCGTTCGATATGCGATATATACTCATGAGCTTCTTAAGAAACCAAAAGTTAATGTCAACGAAAAGATTAAACGTGTTAAGCGCATGTTTTAAGGAGTGTGAGAAATGAATAAGGTAAACGAGTTTGAACATGGATCTGATATACATTATTCTAACGACGTGAACACAAATTATGTAAAGTTTAGCGTAGATTCCAATCTTCACTATAGGTTTAGCTCAGCAGAAGATTTACTTAACGATTTAGATACTTTAGCAGCAATGATAAAACATCATCATGAATATCAGGTAAAAAGGCTAAGTGTATTAGATGATTATTACAAAGCTAGAAATACAAATATCATGGATAACCGTAGACGTAGAGAAAAGGAAAAAGCGGATCATCGATCAGCACATAACTTTGGAAAAGTTCTTTGTACGTTTGATGTTGGGTACAACACAGGCAATCCTATAAAAGTGCAAATCGAGGACACAAATCAACAAAAAGAAATCGAAGAGTTTAATACTAATAATGACATAGATGGGTTAAATGCTGAACTCTGGCTTGATATGGATAAGTATGGGAGAGCCTATGAGATTATCTATCGAGATTCAGATGATACAGATTATGTTGATTTGGCTAATGTATTTGAAACATTTGTTGTATATGATACTACAGTAAAACGAGAGCCTATTTTGGCTGTACGGTATCCTAAGACAAGATTCAACAAGGATGCTGATAAACAGTACATTCAACCAATCGTATATACAAAAGAAAAAAGTATCACTTATGATGAGACGACACTAACAGCAATTGAGTTAAAAAATCCCCAGGATGAACCGCATGAATATAAAGAGGTACCTATTACAGAGTATTCTCCTAATCGTTTTCGGATGGGTTTGTATGAAGATGTACTATCTTTGATTGATCTATACGATGCAGGGCAATCTGATACCGCCAACTATATGACTGATCTAAACGATGCTCTTCTAGTTATTAGTGGTGATATTGAAGCAGCAGGACTATCCACAGAGGACGCCATCAAGCAGAAAGAAGCGAATATGCTTTTGCTTGAGTCTGGAACTGATGTGAACGGTAATAAAACAAGTGTGACTGCAGGATATATTTACAAACAATATGATGTGAACGGTGTAGAAGCATACAAAGACAGAGTACGCAAGGATATCCACGAAATATCCATGGTTCCTGATCTTACTGATGACAATTTTTCCGGAGTGCAATCGGGAGAAGCAATGAAATATAAATTATTTGGATTTGAACAAATGACGGCAACAAAGCAAAGGCTATTCAAAAAAGGCCTTATGCGGCGTTATCGTCTTTTATTTAGCCTAAAATCAAGTATTTCTGAAATGGATAACTCCGATTTGAAAGGCTTACGTGTAATATTTACGCCTAATCTACCTAAAGCCATTCTGGAAGAGTTGAAATCTTTGGTTGATGCTGGAGCTGAACTCAGTCAAGAGACGATTTTAGGACTCGCTTCTTTTGTTCCAGATGTACAGGCAGAGTTGAAACGAGTAAATAAAGAAACGCAAAAGCAGATTGGCATTTTTGATTCAGATGGTGAAGAAGTAATTAACAACAAAAAAGATGAAACAGGGGGGTGATTAAATGAACTCCCAAGAATATTGGATCAAACGGGAAAAGGAATGGCAAAAGCAACAAATTAAAGATGATAAAAAGCGCATGGCAGAAATTAAAAGTCGCATGCAATACGCACAAGATGCGATACAAAAAGAAATAGACGCGCAGTGGGACAGTTTCTCCAATGGCCAGAAAATCACTCGTAGCGAAGCGATGAAGCGTGCTAGTGAAATGGATGTCAAAGCATTCGCTCGCAAAGCAAAGAAGTATGTCAAAGAGAAAGATTTTTCTCCTACAGCAAACCAAGAATTAAAGCTATACAATCTTACGATGCGTGTAAATAGATTAGAGCTCTTAAAAGCTAATATCGGGCTTGAATTGATTTCACTGTTTAATGAATTGGATAAGTACTTTTCGAATGAATTAACAAAAGCTGGTTTAGCTGAATTGAAGAGACAAGCCGGTATTTTAGAAATGACTATTGCTTCAAGTGGATATGCAAAGCTGATAGAACTAGTAATAAACAGCTCCTTTTTGAGTGATGACGTGTCTTTTAGTGATCGCTTATGGATGTATCAATCTGAATTGAAATCAGAATTAGATAGGTTGTTAGTCAGAAGTATAACGATGGGGAAAAATCCCAAGCAACTTGCATCTAAATTGGCAGAATATTTAACAGCTGAAGGACGAGAAAACACTAAGTTCAACACTCAACGTTTGATGGTGACTGAAACGACTAGAGTTCAGGTAGGGATTCAAGAACGAAGTTATAGAGATGCAGGCATTACCCAGTACATCTATATAGCAGAACCAACGGCGTGCAAACTATGTATACCGTTAAATAATCAAGTTTTTGATGTTGCCGATATGCAGCCAGGAAGTAACGCTCCTAATATGCATCCATTTTGTCGATGCAGTACAGCACCTTATATAGAACGAATATCAAGCCGTTAACACAAATTAACGGCTTTTTATTGTGCCTTCTTACAGCTTACAGGCGTTAAAGAGAAAGCTATTTTCGGCTGACCGGCGTAACTGGTCAAATTTATCGGGTAGCGGCGTAACCGTGGAGGATTAATCATGAAAAAACGTTTATTTATGCCAATGAACTTACAATTTTTTTCTGAACCAGGAGATGGTGGATCTGGTGATGAGGGACAACAAGGAAACCTACCAGCTGGCTCACAAGAGACACCGACCGAAGCAAAAGAAGAAAACAATACTGGCAAAACATTTTCTCGTGATGAAGTAGCAAAAATGATCGCTGCTGAGACGAATAAAGCAAAAG